TGGACCAAATAAACCTTCAAGCATAAGCTTGTGAGTCTGAGTACCATCTAATGTACCTGTTAAACCGTATCTATATTTAGCTTCGGTAGATTTATTCATTATAGAAGAAAGAGATTTAGATTTAAATCCATGACACTCGTCTCCCACAACCATTCCAAACTGCTTAAACCACTTGGCAGGTAACTTATAAATAGATTGCCAGGTAGATATGATGACCCGTTTGTTAGTATTTTTATCTTTACCAGAATATATTTTATGTGTGAGTTCATCTATATCCATACCATAATCTTTGAAGTCAGTATGCATCTGTTCTACTAAGGAAGTAGTTGGTACGATGAGTAATACCTTATTGTCAAAGTTTGATAGGTAGTATTTAATTAAGAGATATGCTATGAATGACTTACCTGAGCCAGTAGGAGATAATAAAATTGCTCGAGATCTTGTTAGGGCTTTTTCAATCGCATCGTATTGATAAGCTCGAGGCTGAAATGGAAGTGTTGCGTCAGCTAGTAAACCGTCCAGTTCAAGAGAAGGTCTTGGAGGAACCGGAAAACCATATTGATCCGACTCTTCTGTGTCAACAGAATATGACCGCTCAGCTGCAAACTTTATTAAATAAGCGTATAGCCCAGCAGAGAGCTCTCCAGTTATGCGATTAAAAAGTTTTATCTTTCCATCCCACACTTTGTTCTTATAAGCAGGCATAAACTTATATCCAGGTACATAGAAAGAAAAATAGTCTGATAGCTCTGCGGCATAACCAGGCTCACAATCTACGTAAAGCATACTATAATCTTTTAAGCGTACAGTAAATTCAACCATTCTCTTTTAACTCTTTATACTTCTGTCTCACATCTAAAAACTGAGGTAACCAATCATGTGTATTTACTGTAAAGATTTGAGGTTCACTATGATCTACTGCAATCAATATAGCACCTTTCTTTATAGGTATACCTGTTCTCTCATAGAAAGCGGCTGCATAAAATGATGCTTGTATAAAGTAGTTAGTAATCCATTCTACCTTTTTAGGTTTACGTGCTGTCTTAAAATCTATAATAGAAAGCTCACCGTCAAACTCAGCAATACAGTCTACCTGACCAGCGCATTTAAGCTTATCGCTGTATAGAAACTCTTCTTGAAACCATATGTTATTTACTCTCTTATCCATAATATCTTTAAGATGGCTAAAAGTGTATAGATTATTAGGCATAGCCTTGGAGTCCCAATCAGAGACGTTGTCTAAGTAGTCCTCTGCTAACTTATGTACCGAGGTACCTCTTGTAGCGGCCTGATGAGATATTTTATTAGCTTCTTCTTCACCTACTCTTTTACGCCAGCGCATGATACTATCTTTACTAAGAATGCTGAGTACTGTAGTAATAGAGGGGTAAGCATTACCTTCAGGGGTAAAATACTTACGACCTTTCTCTGTTGTCTTTCTAGTCATCTTAGGTAAAGTTATACCATGATCTACGTGCTCAAACATTAGTTACCATCTTCGCTTTCTATACCACCATACATTATCTGGAGCGTAAACAATCTTTCTATCTAGTCCAACATCGCTCTGTAATGTAATGCTGCTAGTAATCTCTGTTAACCATCTACTAATAGTTTCAAAACCTGAGTCATGACCTACAACTAGACCACCTTCTCTAACTTTCTTCGACCAGTTCAAAGAATCTTTACGTACACATTCATATGAATGATCAGCATCAATAAATATAAAATCTAATGATTCATCAACAAATTGATCTAAGCAACCATCGGAGTATGATCTAATCATAACAGCTCTTTTAGCTCTATCTTCTTCTTCGTTGATCCAACTCTGCAGCTTACCAAAATTCTCATGATAATCATGACCCTCTAAATCTCGGTTCTCCAGCCGTACTTTTTTATCCGCCACCCATACATCTACTCCGTATAAGGTAACGTCAGGACATTGCTGGATAATTTTTTTAAATGTCTGGCCAGACTGTACTCCTACCTCAACTCCAACTTTGTAGTTATTTTGTTGGATTTGATCTATCAGAAAATCCCATCGCTTCATACTCATTATAATTTATCCACCTGCTTCAAATTGTTTCCATCTTATAATATTACTAATCGTCTGATGACGCCAGTTTAGATTATTTACTATCTCTGTAAGTGTATCTATAACCGTTTTCCAGTACTGTACTTTCTCTTCACTCTGCTGAATCTCTGGATCACTATCATAATAATAATCCATCTCACCTTTCATGATCTTAAGACCATCAAAAGGATCTGGTTCCCACCCTAACGCTTCGATAGATTCGCGATCCATCTTACCGTTATAGTATAACCATTTTTTCTTGAGTAAAGTTTTCTGCTTGAACTCAGCGCGCTTCTTAGCTAGTTTAGCTTCTGCTAACCACTGTAGATATTTAGCATGTAGTGAAGGTGTTACTCTTGATGTCTCATCTAAAGCGGTTCTCTCGATAACACTATCCTTCGACCATTCGTCGAGTATCTTTTGCAAATCCATAATATAACCTTATTAATTTATTTCAGTTCAAAGTAAGAGAATCTAAATGTAGCTGGGAATGTAATCTGAGTCGTATCACCAGTGGTAGCTTCCATCATCATATTACCTAACCCTGTCGGCACACAATCTATATATCTGATTGTTCTAGTAACATTATTACTACTACTTAGGATAGCTAGAGTGATATCCGAATACGTTGGAGGTGTGGTATCTGTAATAGATCTATCTAATCTACTCTTCTGATTAGTTTGTACTAACCTGTGCATCCAATTGTACATTTCCGTGTAAGCATTCATATTCTCGTCAACTATAATTATACACTCTAATTCAGTAAAAGTCAACTTATCTCCAACCATAGCGATATTGCCAATACGTTGGTACGGAACATCAGCAGCTGGAATATCAATTG